ATACAGTGTCTCCATCAGGAGTCATATCACAGTCACCTGTTTGGTATACGATTGAATCATCCAAAAGTTTGATCTCTTGAGATCCTTTTACTCCCTCTTGGATTGTTACATAACGAAGTGTTTTAGCTTCAGTGACTGAACGTGTGATCAGGTCTTCTCTTTGCTCATCTACATAAGCAGCAAGTCCAGAAACGTCATAGTCAAATTTTGATTTGATGAATTTTTTTAGTGACATCTTATTTGTTTATTTGCGATTTCAAAAATAATTGACGAGCTGTCAGGGTGCTCGATACCCTTGAGAATTTCTCTCCTTCAGTTGTGCTGTTAGATGGAGCTGCTTTGAATGCATCGAATTCTGTTTTCATTGCGCTCATCTCTGTGCGAAGTGATTCATTTTCGCTTGCAATAGTATGAAGCATTTCACCAAGGCCTTCGATAGCCTTTGAGAATCCTTCCATCTTTGACAATACGATTGCCTCAACTTGCTCAGCACTCATTGATTCTGCTGTAGTTTCTGGAGTATCTTCAGATGATGCTGCCTCGCCTTCTGCTGCACGCTCATCAATGATCTCAACTACTACACCACTTGCATCTGTTACAATGCTCACTCCTTCAAACTCACCACCAAGTGCATGAGTTCCTTCAGGAGCAGGGATCTGCTCACCATCAGCAACTACAAAAACTTGTGTGCCAACAGCAAGATCACCTTCATATGCAATGGCAGTGCCATCCATCAATACTCCCTCTCCGAATGCAGTCTCTGTTGGGACCTCTTCAGTAGATGTGGAGAACATTGATTTCATCTCTGCGATTGCATCCATTACTTTCTTGAAGTTTTCGTTCATCTTTACTGTGTTTATTTATTATGTTTACTTGTTCCAATTACTGAGCGCAGATCCTCAAGTGCTGCGAATACTTGCTTCATCATTTCACTCTCCACAGTTCTGCTTGTCTCACTTAGAAAGAATGATCCCTCAACGCTGAATCCTGTCCACTCACCTGACTTTGCTTTCTCCCAAATCTCATCATTGAGAACCTTGTAGCTCACTATCCAGGATCCATCATTTGCATCATGGAACCGCTCAGGCTTTGTGAATCCTTTCTCTTCATCAATCTGATAGGAATGGATCATGTAGATTCCATCCACTACCTTGGATGAGTTGTGCTCCAGGTTAACGTTGTTGAAATTCTGTCTTCTGGCATAGTCAACAATGATATTCTTAATGGCCTCCTTTGTGAAAACCACATAGTACTCCTCATTGCTTTGCTCATCAAATCTGTAGATCGGAGTATCGGCAGAGATGGCCACACCTGTGATCACTCTCTCCTCTTCATTGAACTGATATCTCTTGGCTTGACTGAATGTCTGATAGGATATCTCATGCGCAGGATCCGCCACCAATGAATTGAATTCAACAGTTGTATCCTCATCATTGAGATCAATGTATATCTCGTATACAGGGAGTTCTCTTTTCATATATAGAAATATGTATTTTTGTTCCAATGAAATACGTATATCCCTACCGCAAAGCTCAGAATAAAGTAGATGTTCTGTCTCATTCTATTGCATGGCTCCGATCATTTGATGATGCTGCTGAAATCTACATCATTGGAGATCCTCATCCGGATGGCATCCATGTACCCATCAGCACGCTGCCAATCAGAGGATGTGATGTGACAAATAAGATGATGCATTTTGCATGGCATTATGGAGATACTTTCTGCTATATGAATGATGACTTTTTTCTTGGTCCAAATTTCCGCTTTGATAGGATCCTGAGCAATGGGAATCTGATCATCAATGAACGGCATGCACCCACATATCAGGAAGCTATGCAGAATACAATAGATTTCCTCAAGTCAGTTGATAAACCACAGGTCAATTTTGAATGTCATCAGCCTGTGATCATGGATTCAGATAAGCTCATCGGATTGTTTGACCGCATCACCTGGAAGCATCACAATCATTTCATCAAATCAATGTATCTTAATTACTATGGCATTGATCATGTGCCAGGTGAAAATCTAAAGATAGCCAATGATATAAGAACAGCGCAGGATTTACTCATAAAGTATGGTAGTTTTAGCACATCTGATACATGGTTCAATCAAAAACCGCAGCGTGAATATATTACCAAACGCTTAGCTTATTCTGCATATTGACTTTGTCCTGAGTCCCTGTAATATCTGATTCAAGTACATACACCTGACCTCCTTGATTGCTTTGTCCTATCAGCTCAGCTGTATTCTGTTGCTGAGTATTCAAGTTAGCATTTGCTGCATTGCCTCCGAGCTGTCCTGCTGTGGCTCCTGCATTGACTCCACCTCCACCTGTGTTGAGTGATGGCGCAGTTCCTGCTTGATATTTCTGTGCAGCAATGGCAGCTATCTGTGTCGCTCCAATGATAGCAGCAGATGCGATGGCAGCAATACCGGCAGGTGATGGAGGAGGACCAAACTGAGCAATACCTTTCACTATTGCTGTTGCTGTGTCAATAGCTACCTGTGCAATACGCAGGGCCTTGTCTCTTTCAAATTGTTGCTTCTTGATCTTCTCAACCTCTTGGAAGTTCTTGAGTTCAATGGCATATTTTGCCTGTGCATATTTCTTGTCAATGGCTGCTCTCTGCTCTGCTGTCAGATTGCTGCTGTTGAGTTCAGATGCTTGTTGCTTCTCAAGGCTTGCGATCTGCTCATCAGCTGCTGCCTGTGAACTTTCAAGTCTGGCATTCTGTAGATCATTGAGTGCTTGATTAAATTGAGATACTTGATCCTTTATGAATTGAGCTGTATCTATTATATTTTGAAGTCTTTCTGTTTGAAGGTCTTTACTCTGCTTTGCATACTTTTGTTCAATAGCAAAAATTTCTCCTTCTGTTAACTCTTTATTTGATAACTCTTGCTGCTTCTGAATCTCCAATAATTCAGCCCTCAGTTTAAAATTATTTTCATCATTGGTTAATTGTCCTTCCAGGAATCCTATAGCATCTCTGAATTCTTTATCTCTCAATTTATTGATTCTGTCAATTTCTCTTTGAATCAATTCCTCTTTTGTGACAGTTCCTTGACGAATAATATCATCCTCTTTTTTAACTCTATTCTCAATTATTTTTGCTAATTCATCAGCATGTTTTTGAGAAAGTTCTTTCTCTTTTTCCCATGCTTTCTTAGCTTCTTCTAATTGCTTCTCCTTTAGCTTTTGGGCTTTTTCATATGCCTCTTTTCGTTTGGCTGCAATCTCATCCTGAGTCTTCTTTTCATTTTCAGAAATGATTCCATTTGCATTCTCTGTAATCTCAGCTTCTTTGAGTTTGCCAACTGCAAGATCATTGAGCATCTTTGATCTTCGTTCAGCTTCTTTTTTCTCTCTGTTCTGAGCATCCTTAAACATTTTTCCTTGTTGCCTATTGACCTCTTTGTCAATGTTCACAAGTCCATTAGTTGTATGGTCAACAATACCGGCAACAGCATCACCAAAGAATGATACGGTTTTTTCAGCCCAATCCCTTTGATCTTCTGTACTCGCAACTATTGCTTTGACTTGCTCCTCTGCCGCTTTAGAAAATAATGCCTGAGCTTGCGCTCTTGCTGCTGTTGCTTTGATGAATGCATCCTTTTTCTGGATGTACATCTCCTCAGCTTTATTGATATCTGTAGTCCGACCAAATGAATCTCCCAATGTTTCATTGTAGGTATGCAGTGCCTCCTCCTTTGATATCACTCCCTGCCTTGCCAATTCAAATGCATTGCCTACTTGTGTTGTGCTTTCAATGGCTCCTTGCGCTCCTTGTTTATATGCTTCCATTGTCTCACGCATAGCATCCGCAGCCTCACTGCTTCCGAAGATTGCTTTCTTGAGATCATCAAAGTTTGTGATCAATGCAGCTATCAAAACAACAAGCGCACCAACACCTGTGGCCAACAAGGCAGTTCTGAATAGTTTCATTGCCCCAGTAGATTGACCAACAGCGAATGAGTATGTTTTTTGAGCTGCTGTTTGAATGCCTGTGAATAAAGCATCCTTCTCTTTGATCTTTATTTGTATTTGAGAAACAGCATTTGCCAATCCTTGAACTGCTTGCAGCCTTACCATTGTCTGCACCAACTGTTCAGATTCAACACCAAGTAAAGCAGTCGCAGATTCAAATCCAGAAAACAATTCAGCTGCCGTACCAACTCCTCCTGCTAATTTTTCTCCAAATGTTTTTGAGGCCTGATCAACAACCATATCAGTCTCAATCTGAGTTTTGCGATATCTTGCAACTGTTTCAAGTAGCTCCTTATATTGCTGTGATGTTGTATCTCCTGCCAGTGCAAGCTCATACAATCTATCCTCAGCTTCCCCGAGTCTTGTTGTTAATGGCTGAAGTTCTCCATATACTTGCTCAAATGTTGCATTAACATCTGTTACCTTGTTATCAAGATTTTGAGTTGCTTTTGATGCATCATTCAAGCCCTGCTCAAATGCTGAAATTTCTGATACACTTTTACCTGTGTCAACCCTTAGTGAAAATACTGCTTCCTTGTTTGCCATGTCTTTATTCAAAAAAAGGCCAGTTTCCCGGCCTTTGTAAAGTTAAATGTTGTTGCTCCACCAGCATTATGCAATTTGCGCCTGAATTATCGCTTATACTTATGGCTTGTTGTATTGAATTTTTACAGTCCCGTTATTATTTGTAAATATGGTTTTTTCTGGATACAAAACTCCGACTTGCGAATAAATAAAGTC